GCTTTTACATGATGCCAATGGGAACTTTTGGTCTAATGATGAGCTTACGGATTACATCAATGATGGGCGTGAAAGGGTAGTACGGGACACTGGTTGTCTACGCACCCTGCAAGTATCTGCTACACCCCTCGCTCCAGACGGTACACCAGCGATTATTTGGTCTGCTGGCCTTGTTGTCACCGCTGGACAGTACATATTTTCAAATGTGTTCATCTACCAGATCACGGTAGGTGGAACACTGGGGTCTACAGCCCCGCCATACCCCGTTTCTGGGTCTAATTTCCCCCCGTCAACCGCTTTTATTAACGGCACAGCCACTCTGCTGTACGTTCAGAATGCAGAAATCATCCCGTTTTCGTCGTTACCTAATGGTTCGCAGACTCTGGATGTACTCAACGTAACGATCTATTGGGGAAATTCTAGAATTCCTTTGCGTTACCTGCCCTGGACAAACTTCAACGCCCAGCTACGGTACTGGCAGAACTACGTTGGACGGCCTGTGTGCTTCTCAACGTATGGTCAGGGGCAAATTTACATCTCACCCGTGCCTGACCAGTCCTACAGCATGGAAGTGGACACGGTTATCTTGCCTTCTCCGCTCGTTCTAACCAATCCTACGTTGGTTGATGCCATCAATGACCCGTACACGGTTCCTGTGGCGTTCTACGCGGCATACAAGGCAAAATACAAAGAACAAAGCTACGGAGAATCTGAGATTTTCCTTCAGCAGTACAACCGTCAAGTGCAGAGCGTGTTGAATTCGGTCTTCACACGCAGGATTCCGGACCCATATAGCAGTCCTTACTAAGATGGCATCTCAGGAACAGAAAAAGACCTACACTGTCCTGAAGACGTTTGGTGGCATCAACACAAAAGCCAACCGAACGGCCATTAGTGACAAAGAATTCTCTTGGTTGGAAAATGCCATGCCGATTGGCGACTCCAACATCAAGATTGTTCCTGCTCAGAGCGCGGTTACGGACAACACAGGCAACGCAGTTGTCTTTGCAAACACAGTTACTTACCTAACGTCTACAAACATCAATGTTTCTGACTACATTGTCAGCTTTGAAGTAGACGGCAGAGCGCAAGCGTTCAATTTGACAAGCAATGTGACTAGCAACGTAGCAGTCGCAGGCACGTTCAGCAGTGCAAACGTCAGTTCTGCACAGTGGAAAAACGAAAGACTGATCATTGCCGATCCAGCCAACGGATTGTCCAGTTGGAATGGTGCAAATGTAGTTTCTATCGGGTCTGTTGGCCTGATAGCCGTTTCCAGCCCAGGTTCTGGCTATACATCTGCGCCTGATGTAGTGATCAGCGCACCCAATGATTCTAACGGGGTGCAAGCAGTAGCCACTGCAACGATCGTCACCGGATCTGGTGGCATTCGATCTGTTTATGTGACTTCAGGTGGCTCTGGATACACGGCAGTTCCAGACGTAACCATTGGTGCACCCAATATCACGGGTGGAACCCAGGCTACAGCAGTTGCCAGCATCAGCGGTGGCGCAGTTGTCTCTATCGGTATTGTTGAAGGAGGCTCTGGATACACTTCTGTACCGGCAGTGACCTTCTCCAGCGGTTCTGCTACCGCCAATGCAGTCATTTCTACTGGTGGCGTCTCTAGCGTCAACCTAGTAAACGCTGGTAGCGGCTATACATCGTCTCCAACCATCACGTTCTCGGGTGGTGGAGGTTCTGGTGCTAACGCCATAGCCCAAGTCATATCGTTCAAGACAGGCACAGTCAGCATTCTGCTTAACAACGGAGGATCTGGCTATACGTCAGCACCAACGGTGGCTATTGGCGGGTCTAATGTAGTCCCTGCTACCGCTACTGCAATCCTTGCTGGCAACACGGTCTCGCAGATCGTGATGACCAATCCAGGATCAGGGTACACCAATGCAAGTGTGTCTCTTTCCGGTGGGGGATTCAGCACTGCTGCCAATGTCACGGCAGTTGTAAACACAGATCAATTAGTTTCTACCGCTACGTTTTCGGGTAGAACCTGGGTGGCTGCTGGACGCACCGTCTACTACTCGGCAGCAGACTCTTATAGTGATTTCACCAGCGTTTCTGCTGGTTCGTTCACGCTGACTGACTCTACGCTGCACGGCAACATCCGTGCGCTGCTCTCGGCCAACAATTTCCTGTACATCTTTGGTGAAACCAGCATCAACGTCTTCTCTGACGTTCGTGTAGACACCAACGGTCAAACGTTATTCACGAATACCAACGTCTCTGCAAGCGTAGGGACCAAGCGTATCTACGCTATCTACCCGTTCTTTAGAGCTGTGCTGTTCATGAACGACTACGGGATTTATTCCCTGGTCGGTTCTACTACTAGCAAGCTATCAGATCCTCTTGACGGGATATTCCAACTCATAGACTTCTCCCAGCCGATCAGCGGAGGGCAGGTCTTATTGAACAACATACTATGCGCGGCATTCTCCTTCACCTACAACGACCCGGTAGTTGGAGCGAGAAAGGTCCAAGCCGTGTTCTTCGAGAAGAGGTGGTTTCTAACCTCCCAAGGAGCGTTGGACTACATCACTTCCGTCCCTACAGCGGGGGTCATTCGCCTCTATGGGACCGCAGGCTCAAGCCTCTACCGTCTCTATGCTAATTCCACGGCTAACGTAGCCACTACGATCCAAACTGCCCTCATGCCTATGGGTGATCCCATACGGACCAAGCAGGCACTCAAGTTTGGTATCGAAGCTCAGTTGCAAGCATCGTCTACGCTCTTCGTTAGCGTGGACAATGAGCAGGGAACCGGGGCTACAGGTGCTTATACAGTAGACAATACGGTCACTTGGCTGAATAATTACCAACAGCCGGTGACTTGGCAGAATAACAGTTTGCAAACGGTTGGGTGGGAAACCGCTTACGGGTACGCTCTGTATAAATCAGATGCCCAGCAGTACGGCAAGTATCTTGGTCTGACGATCAACAGTAACAGCGCTGGATATACCGTGAACACATTTGAGTTTGAACATGAATTGAGAGCGAGGTTCTAATGACCGTCCCCTATGCTTTTGCCAATCTAAGCGGGAATATCGCTCTAGCCAAACTAGACAGCAACTTCAACACGCCGATCACCATTGGCAATACGTCTGTCCTGCTTGGCAACACTGTCACCACGCTTAACAACCTCACGCTTGCCAACGTCACCATAACAAGTGGCACAAGCAACGTCACAAACGTCAATGTGACAAGCATCAACGTGACCAACGTCACGGCTACGCTTGCCAATGTCACGACACTCAACGCTACTAGCGCGTTCATAACGACCGGGAACATTGCTACAGCAAACGTAGGCAATCTCACGTTACTCAACGCCCTGACCGTTCCCAACGGAGGCACTGGTCTAGTCACGCTGCCTGTTAACAACGTATTGCTGGGTAACGGGACAGGATCTATTACTTCTGTGGCTCCAGGTAATGCCGGTAACGTTCTTACCAGCATCGGTGGCGTCTGGGTTAGTAATGCAGCGGTGGCAAGCGGTGGTGGCACAGGCACGGTGACCAACGTCAGCGTTGTAACTGCCAAGGGATTTTCTGGCACGGTAGCCAACTCGACCAGCAATGCGGTTATCACGCTGTCCACTACGTTTGATGGTATTGCTTGGTCTAACGCTACGGGCGTACTGTCCAACGTCGCAATAGGAACGGGACTTTCGTTCTCAAATACTACTGGTGTTCTGACTGCTACCGGAGCTGTAGCTAACGCAGTCACTAGCGTTGGAAATACATACCCAATCTTATCTACCGGCGGGACAACACCAAACATTAGTTTTATTGATCCCGGTACAGCAGGCAATGTCCTGACCAGTATCGGTGGAGTATGGACATCTAACGCAGTAGTTGCAGGCAGTGGAACCCCAGGCGGCGGATTTACAACCGTCCAGTTCAACAATTCTGGTGCATTTGGTGGCACTGCCAACCTGACGTTCAACGGTACAACGCTCAACGCAGCGTCCATCAACGTCTCTACTGGCAACCTGACGTTTACTACAACAGGCCAGAAGATTGTTGGTGACTTTACCAATGCAACGGTATCTAACCGCACCAACTTTGTAACCATCACAGCTAACAGTTCGACTGGTATCTATGCTCTGCCTAGTGGAACGTCTACAGCAGCGTCTTGGCAAGCAGCTAACAATTCTGATCCTACGAACGCCAGCAAAATATTGATGGCTACCAACGGATCTACAGACGTTCAGTTGGTGTCTGGGGTCAACGGGACTGGAACTTACCTTCCTCTGTCGTTTGTAAACGGTGGTGCAGGCCGGTTTGTTATTGGAACATCCGGTGAACTTGGGATCGGTCCAACTGCCACGGTTTCTTACGGAACGGCTGGGCAACCATTTATTTCTAGCGGTGTTTCTGCTGCTCCTACTTACGGAACACTCGGACCTGTCGGTGGTGGTACTGGATTAGCAACACTCCCTGCTGGAAGCGTACTTCTTGGTAACGGAACTTCGGCTGTCTCTTCTGTTGCACCCGGAACTGCTGGCAACGTACTCACGAGCATTGGCGGTGTATGGACTAGCAACGCTGCTGTAGGTGGTGGAGGCACTCCTGGTGGTGCTACCACGCAATTCCAGTACAACAATGCTGGATCTTTTGCCGGTGCAGCCAATCTCACGACTGACGGTGCTAACGTAACGATAGGATCTGCAAACACACTAAGGTTTGCTAATCTTACGTCTACTCGTTATGTTGGTTTCAGAGCAAACGCCATTGTTGCAGCCAACGTAACGTGGACTCTCCCAGTCGCAGACGGTAGTGCCAACCAATTTCTCAAGACTGATGGCACGGGCGCTCTTTCTTGGGGTACGGCTGCAACTGCAAGCCCTATTCTTGAGTCTTACCAGACTATCAGTTCTAATTACACTATTACTTCCGGTTCTAACGGATTCAGTGTTGGTCCGGTAACGATAGCAACCGGAGTTTCAGTAACAGTACCTACGGGCCAAGTATGGCTCATTGCTGCTTAAAGGATCAAAAATGAGTTCTCTTAAACTTCAAGGCAATGCGGCCAACACTGGCGTCCAAACGCTACAGTCTGCCAATATCAGCACTACGATTACCCAGACGTTGCCGCAAGCAGATGCTGTAACGCTTGGTTATCTTAACGCTCCTCCTGTTGGAACCAAGACTGCCAGTTATACGCTGACTACTGCTGATGTTGGCAAATACGTTCAAGTAGGAACCAGCGGTTCTATTGTTGTTCCAAACTCTACTTTTTCAGAAGGTGATTTGGTTTCTATCTACAACAACACGACTGGCAACATTGCTATCACCTTGTCTACTACCACTGCTTATGTGGCAGGTACTAACACCGTTTTAGGAACTGCAAATCTTTCGACCAGAGGAGTGGCAACAGTATTGTTTTTCTCATCTACTGGTTGTGTCCTTACCGGAAATGCGAGCGCGTAATGAGCGGAATTATGCTTTCGTTGTTGGGAGGAAAACTTGCTGCTGGCAACGCACCTCCAACAGTTGAATATCTTGTTGTTGCTGGAGGCGGCGGCGGCGGGGCTGACGTTACTACTGGAGGAATACGGTGCGGCGGCGGCGGTGGGGCAGGTGGATATAGAACGGCAACTGGATTTTCTGTTACTTCTGGAACTCCAATAACAGTAACTGTGGGCGGTGGTGGATCTGGAGGAGCTTCAGGTAGCCCCGGTGGCGCAGTTGGTTCAAATTCTGTTTTCAGTTCTATAACTTCAACTGGTGGCGGTGGCGGTGGCGGCCATCAAAATGGACTTCAAATTGCTGCTAGTTCTGGTGGTTCTGGTGGAGGAGGCTCTAACGGTGCAGCAGGTGCAGCAGGAACAAGCGGTCAAGGAAACACTGGTGGCGCTGGTTTTGATTCAACTGCTTATACTGGTGGTGGTGGTGGTGGCGCAGGCGCTGTTGGTGTAACTGCAACATCTGGAGTTGCTGGAAATGGCGGCGCAGGTCTTAACTGGAACAGTTTAGGAACATTTTATGGCGGCGGTGGTGGCGGTGGAACTTCAACAGGAGGATCGGCAGGAACTGGCGGTTCTTCAATTGGTGGTAATGGGGGAGCAAACGGTGTGGCCGGTTCAAATGCTTCTCCAGCCAACAGAGGCAGCGGTGGTGGTGCTGGACAAACTACTGGTGGATCTGGAAGTAACGGCATTGTGATTATTCGTTATGCAGATACTTACGGTGCTGCGTCCTCAACAACTGGATCTCCATCAACCAATACGACTGGTGGTTACCGTTACTACACTTGGACCGGCAACGGTTCAATCACGTTCTGAGGCACAACATGGCTCATTTTGCAAAACTTGATGAAAACAATGTTGTGATTGAAGTGAATGCTGTTCACAACAATGAATTACTTCAAGACGGTGTTGAATCTGAAACCAAGGGGATTCAGTTTCTTGTAGATTGGTCTGGTGGGTATCCGTTGTGGAAACAGACCAGTTACAACGGAAACATCCGTAAAAACTATGCTGGTATTGGCTACACCTACGACGTAACCCGAGACGCTTTTATCCCGCCACAACCGTTCCCGTCTTGGGTTTTGAACGAAGATACTTGTTTGTGGGATTCTCCTGTTCCAATGCCAACAGATGGTCAGTTGTACAACTGGGACGAGGCCACTACGTCATGGGTGGTAAATGTCTGATACAACTGAAACCAAACTAGCCGTGCACGAGGCAATTTGCTCCGAAAGATACGGGAAGATTTCTGATTCATTATCCGCAGGTGATAAGCGGATGACCAAAATTGAGTACCTTCTCTACGCAGTGATGGTAGCGGTGTTGTTTGGTCCAGGTGTAGCAGCAGACTTTGTTAAGAAGTTGTTAGGACTATGACTGAAAAACTGGAAGCAAAGTCTCAGCTTATTGAGAAAACGGCGTTTGCAGTGCTTCCCATTCTTTTCACCTGTGTCGTGTACCTGATGTCTGCGTTAGACAAACTCACGCATGACGTAACCGTGTTGAATGCCAAGATCTCTCTTGTGGTCACTAGTGACAACAAACAGGCAGTTAATTCTGGTGCTGAACTAGCAAGAGAGAAATTACGTCAGGATCTTGAGAAAGAGATCCAAGCAAACAGGGATCTTATCCATGTCAATCGTGAGCGTATTGTCATCTTGGAAGAACGACTGAAAAAATGACACGCTATGGATATGGATAATTTATCGTATGTGGAGTTTGGTGACGTAGACGGGTTAGGCAGGATGTTGTTTGAGAACGGTGTACAGCACCGTTTGTTCTACGAGCAGTTGGCAGACAAGGGAATTCTGATACCTCAATATCCTTTGATAGACGCAGACCCGGATAACCTAGATGACTGGTTGTTTGTTCACAACCAAGAACATGAAAGATTGGCAAGTCAACTGAACCTAGACAATCCTTTTCAGTTGATCAACGCAGATTGGAACGTAGAAGATGACTTCTATGATTGGATAGGAGTACATTTGAGCATCCATCAACAGATTGTTAAGGTGTTGAACCTGTAATGGACCCACAACTGGAACAAGCACAGGCCGCTACCCAGCAGTTCATGCAGCAGTATGGGCTGGATGCCAGGACGATGGCGTCTATAGGTCAGATGGCACAGGAGGCTATACGGGACCAGAGCCTGTATGCACTCCTGCGTGAACAGTTGTTGAGCGCACAGATCCTCACAGAGAAAGAGTTACCAGAGCAGGTCAACTACATGACCTTGGCTGCGCTTGCGTCTATGGGCGCTATGGCAGGGGGTGCGTAATGGCTTATGACGCAGACGGTAACTTCTACAATCCCTACGAACCGGGGACGTTTGAGTACGACTACGAAGAGAGTCAGCGTTCACAACCTGTTGTTGAACTGACGCCAGAGCAAAATGCCCAAGAAATAGCGGCATATGAACTTGCCAAGAAGAATCAACTGCCTATTGACTACAGCGTTGCTCAACGGTATTTGGAACAGTCAGGTGGTTCCGACAAATGGCTTGGCAGTATTCTTCCTGCTGCTCTCGCCGTTGTTCCTATGTTGATTCCTGGCGTTGGCACTGCTATTGGCGCAGGAATTCTTTCTTCTGCTGGAATTACAGGTGCGTCTGCTGCCGTTACAGCAGGGGTTGGCGCTGCCGCTTTGTCTGCTGCGACTACTGCTGCGTCTGGTGGAAGCGTAGAAGATGTCCTCAAAGCCGCTGCGGGGGCTGGAGTTGCTTCAGGTCTAAACGTCGGAATGGGCGGCGGCATTACTGGTGCTGTTACAGGTTCTACCGCTGGAACCCTCATCAAAGGTGGAACTAGCGATCAGATCTTGACCAACGCATTTGCTGCCGGGGTCGGAGCTGGCGTACAAGACGTTGTGCCTAACCCTGATGCAGGGCAGATCATAGGAACTGCTGCTAGGACGTATATAGCAACAGGTGGGAATGTTGATCAGACGCTGTTGAATACAGCGGCAACGGCTATAGGTACGCTTGATAAACCTACGACCTACGCAAAAACGACTACTGCACAACCAGCCCCAGGCGCTGCTCCGTTCCAATACGGCAATGACACTTACCAAGAGTTGGATGACGGGACCGCAAAGGTCACTACGCAGTCTGGCAACGTAAGAATTCTTAGTGCAGACACATTCAACGAGATCAAACAAGATTACGCCGCAGATGTTGCTGCTGGCGCTGCTCCTGCTGGTCCTGTTATCCCGCCACAAACAGTTGCAGAAGCTGTTCCTGTTGTTTCTCCTGTAGTCACTGATCTTGATTTGGTCAAGAAAGTTGCTGAACAACCGGCACCAATAGTTGACCAAAAAACATTGCAGCAAGTTCTTGTGCAAGGTCAGGGTGCTAACGTAGCAAATGTAGCACCCGTTGAAACCACCGTACCTAGTGAAACGGTTCCGTCTGCAAAAACGGTTCCTATTCCAACGCCAGAGCAACCATTCCCAACTCCAGTAATTACTCCAGAAAAAGAATCTGAAGTTGTTACTGATGTTCCGGTAACACGTCCAGATACAACTGCTGGATTGGTTCCTCCACAAGCAGATCTTGGAACTGTAAACGTTGGTTACGTTACAGATCCTTTTGTAGACATTGCACCACCACCTGCTTTGGATACAAAGTACATCAACTATCCGGTTGATCCGTTTGTTGATATATCTCCTCCTCCTACTGAACCAACTCCTGTTGCAACTGAACCTGTTGCTCCTACTCCTCCCAAGACTGCTGACTTTGAAAAGGTGACTGTTGCAGAAACAGTCCCCAAAGTTTCTGATGTAGTCACTGATGTTCCTCTTGCACCCACGGAACTTGCTCCTGTTTCGGTTGCTCCTCCTCCTTCAGCTCCTGCTGCACCAGAAGTAAAAGCAGAAGAGCCTAAGAAAGAAGAAGCACCTAAAAAAGAAACCAAGAAGTTATATCCAACCGTTACTAGTGTGCCTCCTCCTGCTCGTCCGGGTAGACAGCCTATAATCACGGGGGCTAGTCCTGCACGATTACTGGCAGACGCTCTGGCAGCGTACAGGCCAGCGGGTGCTATAGAAGGTGAAGAGTCTGGAAAAGAAAGGCAAAATGTCTGGAATGAGAAATCACTGCGTCTCAAAGATGCTCTGGGGTTGTAAATGAGTGAACTACGCAAGATGACCCGTATGGGTGGAGATCTCCGCAAGATTGCTCGTCTGTTGCAAGACAAGGGCAGGAACGGAGATACGATCCTGGCGCACATCAACCCCCGTGAGGCTGCACTCCTGCGTGAGCAAGGTGGTTCTGGAACTATCAACCCAGAGACCGGGCTTATGGAGTTTGAAGACGGTCTTGATTACTCTCCAGAACAAGGTGGATACACTGCTCCAGATGTTGGGGCATATTCACCGGAACAGGCTGGATTTGAAGCACCACAGATCTTTTCTCCACCACTCCCAGTGTCTAACCTTGACCTGACTGCTGACCAACAGCGTGGAACTCCTTATTTTGACCAAGCATACGGTGCAGGTCCTATTCCTCAATCCTTTGGTCAACTGCCAGACACTTCACGGCTAGCGACGGTTCAACCGTTTGATGTCACTCAAGAACGGATTGCTGCTGAACCACTCAGGACCGGAGCAGGTGCACCAGCAGAGAAAAGTTTCTTGGAGTCCCTGCAAGGTGGTGACAAGGCTCGTCTGGGGCTAGGTGCACTAGGTGGTCTACAGACTGCACTGACAGCTCGCAAGGCTCGTCAGGGTGCACAGCAAGCAGCACAGCAGATCCGTGACATAGGAGCGCCTTACCAACAACGTGGTTTGGCAGAGCAAGCCGCTGCTGCTCGTGGTGAGTTGACCCCGGTTAACCAGCAGGCTTTAGAGGCACAACGCGCTCGTGCCGCCCAGGCTGGTGTTGCCCGTGGTGGCGTAGGTATCGCCCAGCAGCAGAGAGCAGAAGAAGATTTGCGTAACCGTCTGTTGGCAGCACAGCAGGACTTTGGGTTAAAGTTGTCTGGTATTGGCGATCAGTACACGGCCAAAGCCATCCAAGAGGGCATCCGTGCTGATGCAGAGATCAACAATCTGTTCAGCAACTACTACGGAAACCTCACTCGTTTGGCTGCGCCAACGATTGTTCAGGCAACTCAACCTGCAAAGGCGTAATCATGGCTGTGCCTGATTTGATCAACAATCCGCTAGGTCTTTCTTCTTATACAGGCGGTGCTGTAAAAGAAAAGCCTGCTGCTGCAAATCAAACGGGCTTCCCTGATATCGAAAGGCCAGCAGATCCGCGTCCTGCAATTGAAAAACAACGTGCTGAAATTGGCGTCAAGACAGAAAAACTAGACGCCGATATCATCAAGAACCTGGCTGAACAAGGTCAATTTCAAGCGCAGCAGGCAAAGCAAAAGGCAGAGTCTGAAGCACAGGGTCTGCGTGAACTTGATGAATCCAAGAAGGCATTAGAGAAAAGCCTTTACGAATCACCTACTTACAAGAACATTCAAGAAAAGAGTCGAGAACTAGCAGAAAAGTCTACGTTCAATCCTGACCAGCAGAATGCTCAAACTCTTGCTGCTGTGTTTAGCATTATTGGTGCTGCTGGGTTCCTGCTAGGCGGGAACAACAAGAACACTGCCAAGGCTGCGCTATCTGCTATGAATGGCATGGCAGAAGGGTACGCAAAGGGCAGAGATCAGTACGCCAAAGACCAACGTGCAGTGTTTGAGACCAATCAAAAGGCTCTCAGGAACACGCTTGATTCTCTTGAAAAGGCTTTCAATTACGAAATTGAACAGAATAAAGGGAATCTTGAAGCCGCAACACGGAATGCCAAGATTGCTGCTCTTGAGCGTGATGCTTCTTTTATCAACGCCAACATTGACAAGTACGGTCTTGTTTCTACGTTAGAACAATTGCGGTCTAACAAGAAAAGACTGGAAACGGTCCTTGATGCACTGCAAAAGAAAGAAGATGCTTACAAAGCCACATTAGAAAAAGAGTGGTTTTCTAGCAAAGAGAAAGCAGCGGTTGCACAAGCTGCTCAAGAAAGAGTTCAATACCAAGAACAAGAAAGAACAAGAAGAGAACAAGAACGCAGAGAAGATCAAGCAATTAGAGCTGGAGAAAGAAGACAAGAAAAATTAAGTGATATTGCACGATCTGAAAGTTTTCAGAGAGAGATGTTCAACTTGAGAAAAGAGTTGAAGTCTGGTCAAAAAGAAGATGATGACCGTCAAAAAATGGGTGCTGTTGAGGCTAGAACCTTGAGAGACACTCGTAAATTGCAGGGTGATATGTCATCTCTTATTGATGACTTACAAAACCCAACGCTTATAAAGCAAATAGATGATAATCGTGCTTATGCATTCTTGACAGAAGAAAGCAAAGTATTTGATCAACTACTTGCAAAAAAACTTCCTCCAGAACTTCAATCTTTCCTTTTGAAAGTAAGAAGTGTAAGGAACAAATACTATCTAGACACTTCTGGTAAAGCAGTTACTGGTGGTGAGGCATTGCGTAACTACGGTGTTGTTGCACAACCCGGAGACACAGCAGAAAGAGCAAGACAGAAACTTGAAATTGGATTGGGTTCTGTTGAAGAATCTATTAAAGATTTCCAAGCAACATACAAAGTTCCAAAAGCGTTGCAAGAAAGACTCGCAGAAGGAAGAGTAGATTTTGCAACAATGGAAGAATACGAAAAAGCCAAGAATACTTTGAAAAACGGTCAAAAAGTAAGAGTTGCTGGCAGAAATGCCGTTCACCAAGCAGAGTAACAAATGGCTCTTAAATTTGAAGACGAACCGTCAAAGAAATCTTCTGGCACATTAAAGTTTGATGAGCCAAGGAGAGAGCTTCCTGCTGGCCCAGTGGATGAAGAGCCTGGAATACTAGAACGTGGACGCAAGGTTTTAACAGAAGCTGGAGTCGGTGGCGTAGCAGGAGCTTTTGCTCCAGAAATTCTTACTGGACTGGGCGGTATTGCTGCCGCTTTTCCTGTCACTGCCCCTGCCGCTCCTTTCTTGTTTGGATCTGGGCAAGCATTGCGTGGCGCTAGGCTTGGTAGCGCAGCCGCTGGTGCGTTTGGTGGAGCAGTAGGAGAAACTGCTGGTCAAGCAGCAGAAGCAGCCGGTGCAAAACCTTTAACGGCAGAAGCCGCAAGGTTTGCAGGCGGGATGCTAGGCCCAGAGGCGGTGGCCGCTCCTGCAAGGGCTGTTGCCAGGACAACTGGCTTGACGGGTTTAATAAACCGAGTTACCGGCACTCCTCTTGGAAGTGCTTTGCGAACTCTTGGATCTGTTGCAGAAGAGAAAGGGATTAAAGAACTCAATCTCTCTGCACAGCAACAACAGTTTATTAATGAAAAATTAAATGCCATCCGTGGTGGTGCTGAGTCTTTCCAGCCAGCCAAAGATGTGTTTGCTATGTTCCGTCAAGGCGCAGACAACATCTTGCGTCAGGCAGAAACACAGTCAACAGATCTACAGCGTCAAGCAAACGATCTGATTGCACAAGCCCAAGCGCAGGCTGGACCAGCATCAGCAGAGACTGCGGCTAGGATTAGCCGGTTGCAAAGCCAATTCAATGCGTCTGCTGACAAGATGAGGGCTGGTGCAGAGACAGAGGCTAACAATCTACGAGATCAGGCTAAGAAGTTAGCCCAAGCAGTTAGAGATAAGGCTGCTACCCAAGCCCCAGAACTTCGTACCCAGGCAGACAAAGAAGCTACGGCAATCTTGACCACAGCAGATCAAGAGGCCAGCAAGATTGTTAACGATGCCCAGAAACGTGTGACCCGTATGGAGGGGTTGCGTGATCGCTTGGGAGAATCAGCGAAAGGAAGGGCTGCTGCCGTACAAGAAAAAACTGGTGCTGTTGGAGAAAAGCGTAAACCGTCTGAACTAGGCGGTTCTATCCGTCAATTCTTCAATGATGAATTCACCCGTCTAAAAGGAATCAGAGAAGGTAACGTACAGAAACTCAAGACAGCAGCATTTGATGAAGCTGCTGCCAAAGAAAAGTCTGGCAAAAGATATCAAGAGACCAAAGCATATAAAGAAGCAATTTCGTCAATTGACAATAAAGTAAAAAACGCAGAAACCGGATTGCTTAATGTTGGTCCTGACGAACTCAAGGGTTTAACTGCTATTAGAGATGTGATCAGGCGCGGTGTTGGCAGGAAAGTTGAAGATGAAGCAGGTAACGAAACTATTATTTACACGCCTCTGAGTTTCCAAGCGCTGGAGAACATGAGACGGCAGTTGCGCGACCGTGCATTTGGACTTCCAGCAGAAGGCTACGATGCCATAGGCCAGCAACGTGCTGGTGATCTTGCTGAATCTATTGAGAAGATCCAAAGAGAGTTTTCACCTGGGTTTGGCAAGTACCTAGAGCAGTACAAGTCCGATTCTCAACCACTGAATGATTTCAAGAGCAAACTTGGTCAAGCAATTCTTGGCAAGTCCGAAACAGACTTTGGCAAATACGCTATTGATGAGTTTGCTCTTGCAGACAAAGCGTTCTACAGCGCAGGTAGCGTAGACCAGCTCACCAAAATAGCCGGTCCTCAAGCAACAGAGCAATTAGCAAGATCTTTCCTTGCCAACAAGATCAAGAGTGGAACTCCTAAAGAAATCTTGTCTGTAATCCAGGACAAGAACATTTCTGACTGGATAGGTAAGTTTCCTGCTCTTGAACAAGAACTCAATACACTTGCACAACAGGCAGGTATTGTTGAGCGTGTTGGGAAGAAAAGAGGGAAACTTGCAGAAGCATTGCGTACCGAAATGGGTACGTTACCTACTGCGGCTGGAAGACAAGCCGAAACCTTGGCAAGCAGAGCTGCAAGAGAAGCAGGCGGTGTAACTCGCAAAGCAGAAACCGCTGCTGCCAAGTTAGAACGTCAAGCAGCAGAGTTGCCGCCAAAGATTGAAGAGCGTGGAGAACGTGCGGCAGAACGAATTAGAGGACGAGCAGAAGCTGACATCACTGCTAGTGCTGGAGAAGTCAGCAAAGAAGCAACAAGGATTAAACAAGAAGCTGCTGCGGCACAAACCGCTCGTGAAACTGCGGCAGGTGAACGTGCAGCACCTTTGACTGAAAAAGCAGGCGCAGTTACTAAAGAAGCACAGCAAAAAGCAGACTTGATACTTGGCAAGGCTGTTGAAACCAAGCGTGTGGCTGACTTCTTGTTGCGTGGAACTCGTGAAGAGTGGTCTACCATTGCTCCTATAATTTCTGGCACTCCTGGCGGGAAAGAGAAGCTCGCTAGTGCTGTTGGTCAAGTTATTGCAGAAAGGGCTGACCAAAGTCTAAAGGGTGCAATTAGAGACATGAAGTTTCTAGCTGACAATCTGGTGTCAAGCAATCTTATGTCTAAATCAGAAGCAGACAAATTGATCGGTAAACTTGAAGAAGTGTTTATCATGCCTATAGATGAGGCAATGAGAACAACATTGTCTCAACGTTTAATTAGAAACGCTATTGTTGGTTATGGTTATCCTAGCGTTGAACGTGCCGGTGAAAAAGTATCGGAAATGACAAGATGAGCAAGAAACGCGGTATCAACCCAGATCTTGAGAAAGCCATCTTGGATGTCCTCAAGAGTACGATCTCGGACCCGGAAGCCAGTCTTGATGCTAAGATGAAGGTTATCGACCGTGCGCTGAAGTTAGAAGCCATCAAACTCAAGGATGAGGGTTCTGACTGGGGTACGGGTTTCATGTCTGATGATGACGGGTAATCTTATGGAAGCTATTCAATTGATCAAACTTGCCCTGACCGTAGTGACGGACAGGCTTATCACCATTCTGGCCCTGATGACCTCCTGCGGTCTTGGGTGCTGGACGATGTGGGAACCAACATGGGAACGTGTGGCAACACTAGGAATCTATGTTGTCTTTTGTTACCTTATAGTCACTGCCAAGGAGCATCGAAATGAAGAACCGACCCCAGCAACGGGACCATGATCTAAACCAGCAGATTGCCAAGTCCACTCGTCCTCAGTTGCCGAGAGACGGTAGCAAGGGCATGGTGAGATGGGAACCAGGACAACTGCCTGTGGGTGGTTTCCGGTCCATTATTCCTTTCTGTGGTGACGGGTACTACGACACCAAGCAAAGCCCCACTAGCGGCGGCGGGAAAAGGATTTACTAATGGCAAATAACATCCCATTCCAGCCTATGGGCAAGACCGTCAAGGTCGCTGTCGTGGGCGCTGCAAACACGCAGTCAAACGTGTTCACGATCACGGCTGATAGCCCGTGCAGTCAGTATTACCTTGTCAACGCAGATACAAACGCTGCTGTGTACGTCAAGATCAATACAACTACGTCTTTCAACGTAGCGTTGCCTGATGTTGTTCCTGACTACGTTTTCACGTTGCCACCCTATGCTTACAAAGTTGTCACTGGCCCTCCTGTGAGCCAGTTTGCCAATGTCTACGCACGGGTCATCGGAGACGCTACGAATGCGTCTGTGTACATTGCTCCGGGTGAAGGCATCTGATGTTCGAACTCTTGTCTGGTGGCATCTTTGGTTCCCTGCTAGGCGGCATCTTCCGTCTGGCGCCAGAGGTTCTGAAGTTCCTAGACAAGAAGAACGAGCGCGGTCATGAACTAGAGATGTTCAACCGGCAGTGTGAGCTGGAGGCGCAAAGAGGCCAGCAGAAGATGGCCGAGATTGGCGCACAGCACGAGGCTACAGTTGATGCAGGGGTTATGGATGCGTTTAACAACGCTATCAATCAGCAGACAGAGATGGTTAAGGCTGCTGGTGGATTTGCTGCTTCCCTGTCTGCTAGTGTGCGCCCTGTTGTCACTTACTGGATCTTGTTGGTTTGGTCCTGCGTACACCTCTGGATGGGCTATTCTTCATGGCGTACCGGGATGGAGCCAACAGAGGTCTTCAAACTGATGATGAGTGCAGACTTCTCTGCTCTCGTGTCTGGCACGTTGAACTATTGGTTCCTCGACAGGACGCTCTCCAAGCGTGGACTTTGATCTCTCTATAGCGATAGCGTTATGCCAGCAATACGAAGGTTTCCGAGGGTCGACGTACCTCTGTCCTGCTGGGATACCAACAATTGGTTTCGGGTCAACCCAGTACAGCAACGGCAAACGGGTGACTCTGCAAGACCCGCCAATGACGCGAGAAACAGCACAGGCGCTATTGGAATCAGAACTGAGGCACACCTATTTACCGGGGGTCTTGCGCCACTGTCCGGGACTCATAACAGACCCAAGAAGACTTAACGCCCTTGTAGACTTCTGCTACAACCTGGGCGTGGGAAGACTACAGACTGCTACGCTCAAGAAGAAAGTGAACGAGCAGAACTGGGAAGAAGCCAAGGTAGAATTGTTAAAGTGGTGCAAGGGTGGAGGAAAGGTTCTCCCCGGCCTGCTAAAACGCAGACAAGCAGAGGCTGATCTGTTATGAGAAAGTTCCCTAATTTAAGTGTTGGCAGGGGTGAGAAGTTGCCTGCCAGTAGAGGCGCTGGACTGACTGCCAAGGGTAGAGCCAAGGCTCGTGCTGCGGGATCTAACCTGCAAGCCCCTACCAAGTCAGGACCACGCCACAGAAGTTTCTGCGCCCGTTCAAGAGGGTGGACGGGGGAGCGTGGGAAAGCAGCCAGGAGAAGATGGGGATGTCGTTAGCCGAAATTCATCGTAAGAAGATTGGGAAAGTATCAGATAAGTGGTCATCGTATTTAGACTTCTATGACGATAAACTTTGGTATCTACAGGACAGCAAGATCAACTTGTTGGAGATCGGAGTACAGAACGGTGGGTCACTAGAGACCTGGAGCCGGTACTTCTGGAAAGCAGAGAAGATTATCGGGATCGACGTAGATCCCAAGTGTGCTGATCTCAAGTTTGATGACAACCGCATCCAGGTGGTTATAGGTGATGCCAAGACTGTAGAGTTGGAAGACACCTTCGACATCATCATTGATGACGGATCTCATCAGGCAGCAGACATCATTGCCAACTGGAACCACTGGTGGCCCAAACTCAATGACGGTGGCGTCTACGTTGTGGAGGACTTCCACACGATGTGGATGCCTGGGTATGGAAGCAACGCCATACAGTTCTTCGCAGGCTTTATAGCGGCTGTGAACGGGAAGGCGAAGGTTGACCACAAGGTCAAGCGTATGGAGTTCCAGAACTCTCTGGTGCTGCTAGAGAAGGGTGAGACGGTGCTGGGAGACCGACTGATTACCGGAGACGTAGCCTACGTCAACCCGGAGGTTATGAGGATCAAACATGAAGCAGGGTCTGTACTACAACATCAACCGGCGTAGGAAGTTAGGTCTTCCTGCGAAGAGGCCAGGGCAGAAGGGTTATCCCACTGCCGAGGCCTTCCGTAAGTCTGCCAGGACTGCTAAGAAGTCACGGCGCAGGAATTAACGATCCTTCAAAGAGGTAGCTCCCGTAGTGGCCCAGACGGACCCAGGGAGCTGCCCAGATCTGGAACCCCTGCCTGCGAGCGATCGTGCAGAAAGCGAAGTCTTCCGAGAGCAGCCGGGAGTCTTCCACCATGACGGGGAAGTATTCGTACATAAGGTCAGGCTTGAACGTGCCTGCCGTGTCCAGCACATCATTGTGGTAGGTAGCCACAAAAGGCTTGAGAGCCTCAAACACTTCACGCTTGATGAGCATGAAGCCAGTCCCACCGTTAACGATCTCCAGCGGCTCATGCTGCGGGACGATGACCTCTCCCTCCTGACCAACTAGGTTAACCACCATAGCCCCTGTGTGGTTCTTCAACTGATCTACAGGAACGCCAGCAGCGGCTGAGAGTGCTACCTGCTGCCAGTTGATCTCCTTCTTCGGGTACAACCCGCAGATGATGTCTTTGTCTGCTGCAACCATAGACAGGATGTCAGCACCGTCAAACCGGATGTCTGCGTCTATGAACATCAGGTGAGTACAGTCTGTCTTCAAGAACTGGTGTGCTAGACCGTTCCTGGCTCGCTGGATCAAGCTCTCGTTGAACATGAAAGAGCAAGAGATTTCAACCTCTGCCTGCTTGGCAACACTCACGAGAGTAAGCATTGATTGCAGGAAAAACCCTGTACACATCCCACCATACATAGGTGTGGCAATAAATATACTAGTCACGATATATCCTCGATTCTCATTACATATTTACCAGCAGCGTTCTTACGCCAACCATGTACTTCTATCCTAATCCCGGCTTCCCGTACTGTGCCCACTGTGTCAGACGCAGTGATCTTCTTGATTCTGTCTGCCACGCCAGATGCCGTGACTTGCACAGCCAGAACCTCGTTCTTGCGGATAGCCAGGATGTCGCACCAACCCCAGAGATCCTGCCGTATGCGAGCGTGTGGATTCCACTTCTCAACTATGGCGCAGAGATAGCCCTGCTCACGCAGGTACTCTAGAGACCTCTGGGTGGGTGTCATCAGAAGGGTACGTCCTCGTCCATATCAACTGCTGGACGGGGTTTAAAAGAAGACGCAGATGCCTTGTACTGAGTAGGAACTTCCCTGTCAGCATTGTTAGCCATGTCCTTGTCCTTGTAGTAAGTATTCTCTGCAACAGAGAAGTAGTCCTTACCGTTACTGGCAGTCTTCTTCCAGATGGATAACTTGAGAGTTTCACCTTCTGTGTAAGACCGAGTAAGCACAAGGTCACCAGCCCAATCAGGCTGTTTAGGATTCTTTTTCTGAGATGGATCTTTGTAGAAAAGTGTTGTTCTGCCGGGGATCACTTGATATTCTTTTTTGTCGTAACTCATTTAAACCTCTTAGATTGATGTTACCGATACGATTCCAACCACTCACAGTTCCTCTGATATCTCCTGGTCTAACTGGTCCCCTAACACCTTTGGGAGGTCGGACCCCTCCCCGATAAGAGCACCCTTCAACTGGATCTTGTAGAGAGTAGGCAGTGCTTCTATCTGCTTGCTGTTAGCGTTGAGCAGGCTAGTAATCTTCTGAGCCTTCTCTTCAGGAGTGAACTTGCTAGACTTGGTTATCTTCTCAACCATAGTCCTAATGCCTTCCAGGTAGCCCCCGAAATCGGTGTAACCCTGGTAGACAGTCCCATCTGTGAGAAGGAGTGAAAAGGGATAGTCAGGCTTCTCCTCCTCCTCTGCAGAATGGTTTGCAGAAGGTTCTACAAAGACCGCAGAACCCATATCTTTCACCTGTGAAGGTCCAGGTATGTCCTGCACCTCTTCAGGCGTATAGACGCCCAGCACGACACCTGGGAAGACAGTGCGAATACCCTCACTCACTACCCGTGCACGGAGCATGGCACGAGGATAGTTCTTCCAATTGTCCTTGTTGGTCAGACCTGCCTTCTTGGCCTGCTCAAACGTCCATGTGATGCTGGCAGACCCACCAGATGGATGTGAGAAGACAGCAGTGACTTCTGTGTCAGTGAGAGTCTTCCACTCAACCTTCCCGCCCTGCTGCTGGAACCTAGCCATCATGGTCTCTGCTTTCAGAGTGGGACGGCCTTGGATGATGTGATAGTCACGAGCTGCAAGAGCAGGGTGATACCCCTCAGCCTGGGCAATAAGCATCAGAGCAGTTGCCTGCTCGACTGTCTTCATGCCAAAGAGTCCGGACTTCACAACGGCAACAGCCATTGTATGGATATCGTTAACGTGTACTAACTGGTTCATTTTCTAATCCTTCACACATAAGATTTGCATATTGACTGGCTGATTCCCGGATCATCTCTTTTGATTGATGATGGTAGGGATTCTCTCGTTTGATGATGAATGCGGCCATCGCAAGAGCGCGATAGAGATGCCACACATCATCTTCAGTTTCATCATTCATTTAATCAAGAACCTTCTAGAGCCGGGAGTCTCCCGGACAAACTGGTTGTACATCTGGGGATATGCAGCCTGGAAAGCCTTAACGTCAAACTTCTGACTTGCCTTGGCAGACTTCCAGGTGGCAAGCACATTACCATCAAGAGTAGCCAGAACATCTCTGCTACCCATGAACCGCATGATCTTGGTCTTGAGAGTCTCCTCGTAGTCCTCAAGATCCTTCCTTTGTTTGCTGGCAAGAGCCAGTTGTCCACAGTAGGTTTCTAGGTCTGCGTTAGCAAGAGCATAGAGATCTTCAGAGACTGGATAAGCAAGCCTGCACTGGTCAACATCCTCAGGATCTGGCTGAGTGTTAGATGCCACAAACCCCCACCACTTAGCACACCACTGAACGTGCTCCAGCATCATGTCGGGAGTGACATCTACCTTGATGACCTTCAGCTCCTGTCCACCCAGCAGGACGGCCAGATAGACGGTAGAGACACCGTGCACAGTAGCCTCGTGAATACACTGCACCCTGTCAGCATCTGGCATGAGTCCAGCATCTTCATCGAACTTCTTAGCCTGATGAGAGCCATAGTTCTTGGCTTCAACCAAGACAGTCCCGTCAGCAGAAATGAAGTCGAAGTGAGAACGCAACCAAGGTTCTCTAGGGTGAGTCATGCTGTAGTCAGCATCCTTGAGTTCGATCTGGAGTCTGTCCTGTGCTAGACGCCCAATGATGGGCTGCATGACATGACCCATCCTGACAACCTCCTTCTCGGAGATATCTTCAGGAATGATCTTCCCTTGTTTAATGAGGATAGCCTCACTGGCCTTGCCATTAGCTGCCAGACGGCTATCTCCCGACCACCAGGCAGAGTTACGGATCTCAGGTGCGAAGTCAGACATCGAGAGTCTCCCAGTGTTTGGATTGGTAGAGCAGTCCATCGTTGCCGCAGCGAGACCCGTGCATACGCATGACGTCGCAGAACTGGAACTTGATAACCCCGTTCACCGGGTTCTGAGTAGAAGCCTGGGAGCACCGAGAGTGGTCGTACTGTGGGTCAGGGTACTTGGCAGGCATATGATGCCTACAGTCGATACAGAGTTTCATAAGATCACCTAGATAAGATACGAGAGACAACACTAGATCACAGGTAGAACTGTCTGTCAACAGTTTGTTCTACATATACATATTTAAGACAAAAGAACCTCCAAGGTGGTATGCCCTACCGCCTCACCCGCAGGGTCACTCATCTATACAGATGGTTCCTACCAGTGCTCGCTTGACGCCAGATTCAATCATGCCGAGCCTGAGACCACCCAGGAGGTTCGACACTTGTGCAGTCGCTCTGGAACGCTGCGAGGCTTGCAGGGGGTGGTACTCCCCAGCCTATGTTCTCTTCCCTGCCACCCATCTAGGTGCACTGCTATCGCGAGGAGTGCGGCTCTGGCCTGCAAAAAAAAACCCCTTACTGCTGCGCCGGTCGTACCCTCGTATAGAGGCGGCGCATGAGTAAGGAGTCTTCTAGTTGCGTACGACCACAACGGGGTAAACCCTAACACAAAAAAAAACCCAGATCAAGTGACCTGGGCCGAACTGCCTGTAGCGGGCAGAGAGGAGACAACAGCGAACAGAGAGACTATACCAGCTTTACCTTGTCTTGGGTGCGCCACGCCAGCAGACGAACCTTGGCAACTTCCAGGGCAGACCTGCGTCCTATCCAGTCACCCTCTGATGCCGTGCCTTTCAGGTCAGAGCCGGACTTGTGGAAGAGTGTGCCGGGATATTGGCATCGCTTTTCCATGATCATCTTGGCCTGGAATTCAGGGGTACAGTCCTCGCAGTAGGAATGAGCTGGGGCAGGCTTGGCCTGACGAGCGTAGCTCACCCAACCTTGGAACTGTTTACTGTCCTGAAAACATTTGGGGTAGTAACGTTTCTTTTCCATATCATCCCACTCTGATGTTAGAGATCCAGTCGTGCGGGGCTGGCTGGGGGAAGAGCTGCTCATATGAAACCTTTGCTTTTAAGACAATCAACTCTTGCAAGGTTTTCAGTTTGCCACCGTATGAGACCCAGTATCCTGGCTTCAGTAGGTGCGGGACATACATGGCATGACCCAGGTAGAAGCAGGGTTGCAGTACTTTCTTGCGGGATTCTTTAGCAGCAGTCATCCTAATTTCTCCAGTGCATCGTTAACAGATTGGATAGCAAGAGCCAGGGTATCGGCTTCTTGTGATGGGGTTACGGGTTGGATCTTGAGAATGTAATACGCACTCTCCATAGCAGATAGAGCCTTACGCATGGCTGGCTTACAGTCATCGTGACCTCTGGACATCCCACTATAAAAAGCGTGTCCTAGCTCCTCCCTGGCGTTCTGGTAGGCCAACTGGTAGACCGCATGGCCGAATGTCAGGACTCTCTGCTCTATCTCCCGTTGTGGGTGAGTGACAGCTCTCCAGTACTGCATCATTTCAAAGTCATTCATCTGATCACCTTCTCTAATAATGTACGGGACAGTGGTTTTTTACCTAGTAACCATGATTGGACTCTACCCATATCCCAAGTGATTACTCGGAACTTATTAGGTTGCTGATATCCTGTACTGATCTGGGACTTATCCCAATCCTTTACTATTTTACCGTTGATTATCATACGATTAAATCCCAATCAACGAAGTCCATAGTAATGTTTACACTATTTGCCCATCTGTCAAATTCTTTTAATGGAATAGATACATCCACAAAAAATCTAGGTGACCAATAACGAAACCGATAGGCCCTGTTGTTTTTGTACGCAACAGATCCAAACTTAAAAAAATCACGATCTACTTTATATCCTTTTCGTTTTAACATGGTCTTGAATTGGCTAGGACTCATACCAGATAGTTGGTCACGATGGGGCTTTTTAGTTTTGTATTTGAATTTAATAATCATTGGGTTCCCTCGACATAATGATCATCATACAACCTAGTGCACCCAGTAAACATGATCCCATAAGGTATGGTTCACCTACTACAGCACCTATGATGCCACCACAAAATAGACCTATAAAGATAACTTGAAAGATAAGATTAACCATGATAGTCCTTGTTAGGGGGATGTTAACCCCCCGGAGATTAGATAGCGTACACAGACAGGGGCAACGATCCGTTAAACCATTTCGGGGTTTTACCCCTGCCAGACCACAACGCACCAGACACAGGGTCTTTGTACTTGGGCGGGATCTTGCCTCCAGGCTTGGGACCGGCCTTACCCTTGGGAGCCTTTTCCAGCCCCAGATCCTTAGCCGTGATCCCGTAGCTACTGATCATGGCACGAGCTGCGTCGATAGCTTGCTGTTTTTCCTCACGCTTGACACGCTCCGCCTGGGCTTGCAGATCCGCGATCTTTGCTTGGATTTCTTCATAAAACATAGTCAACACTCCAAAGATACCCCGTAAGGGGCGATAGAAGCCTCTCAGTGAGGCGAAAGGGGATCAGTTGAGGCTACCCTACATGGTAGGGGTCAGGATCGTTCTCAGGGGCTGCTATGGGGACGGTCGCTAAGTGCTTGGTTTGACCGTTCTTCATCACTCCCACGATGGACAGACCGTCAGGGGTCCGGGTGATCTGCCACGCAACGGGGTCACCATCTAGCAGGAGATCTAGCAGTTGATCTACTGTCGGGTTCACAGATAACCCAGGGGGTGGCCGTCTTCGTCGTGCACTGCCACGACCCAGTAGCGTCCCCATTGTTCGATGGTATACGTCCATCCATCGTCAAACTTGGCGTTATCTTCAACGATGGATTGTGCACGTTCGCGAGAGAATAAATGGGTCATGATTTACTCCGATAAGATAAGGTCGTGTAGGGATTATCAGGTAGATAACCCCTACTGTCAATAGGTCACGCAGCTAGTGCGATTCTGATGACCTTGTCCATCTTCCGACCGTGTGCAGGGTACGCCACGACCTCGACAGACTTGTCATAGCAGGCACGGCAACCATTGCACTTCCCGCCATGTTTGTAGGCCTCGCAGAGTTTCGTACCCTCGGGAACAGACTCAGGATCGGGCACGATCACGGACCCGTGTCGATCGTCAAACTCTCCGAATACGCTATCGGAAGAAAACCGGACCATGACGTTCGGTAGAGCTTGCATGGCAGCAAGTACAGTCTGGAATTTCTTAAATTTCATCATGCGAGTAGGCAACCAATGCGAGACCCATGGCGTGGATTCCATCACTGCAAGGATCTTCTTGGCAAGCTTCAGATCGTACATATCGCCACTGTCGAACCAACGGAAGAACCGATCTTTATTCAAGCTTGCGACCATATCGTCAACCCATGCGGACCGTTTCCAATCTTCCCGGTTTGCAAGTCTAGGTTCTTTCACGTTTGCGAAAACGTAATTGCCTGTCGTGGCGTAACAGCCACTGCACGCTGCAACAAGCTCGCCGTCCGGTCCGACAGAACCCGGACAGGTTTCCAGAGCTTGCAGACTCCATGATCTAATCCCGTCAAGCTTAGATGTGACAGAAATCCGGATGGATGATGTGATGACAGACAGTTTAGGCTTAGCCATTGTGAACCCTCTAGATATAATTTGATTACGCTCATCAGTACCGGCACTACCGGTAGACCCTCCGGAGAGGGTTTCGCGTTGAACCTAGATCAGAAGTTCCACGGCGTTGCACCGGTAGACTTCGCAAACCTCTTAGCGTCACGTTTGGTTGCCAGTACCACCTCAGCAACCACACTGTCACCACCGCGCAGACAAGGACTGCTAGTGACGAGAACCTGCCAACCACCTCTAACCTTAAAAATATGCACAAAGTTCATTTTGTTTCCTCTCTCTGTTTACCGGTTAACCGTTAACCGTTAGATAAGATATTACCGGATAAAATCCACTATTTATATTAGAGGAAACCCTAATGTGTATCTATACAGTAGTCTACCTGTAGCTACCTGTAGATACCTGTACAGTGTCTCTATATATATAGGTGGTAAGTGTCTACTGTTGTCAGACCATCAGTTAGGGAAGTGATCAGGTGATCACTGTTCTACCTGTAGTCTACTGTTCTATATGTATATATAGGTAAGTGTCCTGTATGTACTACCTGTACCACGCTCCAACTACAGGGACACCAGGGAGTGTCTACCACTCTTCCCCCACTATCGATAGTGTTTACCCCCCCTGGACGGGGCTCTTCTCCCACTTGGGGCTGGTTCTTCCCCGCTATCCTGATTCTCTCTCCCACTTCCCGCCAGATCCACGCCCACGCTTGCACCCTGTACCGGCTTGGGAAGGGGCACACCACCCGACCCGTGCTACCATCCGACCAATCCCGTGGCGCTCAGAGGTGGGACATGACCCCCGTGTGTGCGTGCACCCAACGCTTCTCCCCCCCAAGAAAATTTCATGTCATTTAATCTGGCGCAGTTCTACAAGTTCTGTAGTGAACTTAAAATAGAGACTAAGGAACATGGTCTCAGGAAGATGGATAGGTTATTAGGCACTCAGACATATATTATGGATGAGATAGCCAAAGGTCTACAGGATGATATTCATTTCTTTGTGATATTAAAGGGTAGACAGTTAGGAATAACTACTATCTCTTTAGCGTTAGATCTTTACTGGCATTTTGTACATCCTGGATTACAGGGTACATTAACGACAGACACAGAAGAGAACAGGGATATGTTCCGTAGCACCTTGTCTATGTATATAGATGGGTTACCCAGGGAATATAAAGTACCTGTTATTGCTCACAACAGAAACCACATATCTTTGAAGAACCGTAGTCGGTTGTTTTATCAGGTGGCTGGATTGCGTTCTAAGGGGTCTCTGGGGCGCGGTAAGGCGATTACTTACCTGCATGGTACTGAGACATCCAGTTGGGGAGATGAGGAGGGTCTAGCGTCTCTCTTGGCATCTCTTGCCGAGACCAATCCTCAGAGGTTGTATTTATTTGAGAGTACTGCTCGTGGGTTTAATATGTTCCACGATATGTATGTCACTGCTAAAAAGGCTAGAACACAGAGAGCAATATTTTGTGGTTGGTGGAGAAATGAGCTTTATTCTGTAGAAGCAGAGACGGATGTTTATAAGGTTTATTGGGATGGCAAATTAACTGGGGAAGAGAAAGAGTGGGTGAAGGACATCAAGAAGTTGTACGGGGTGGAGATCAACAGCAGGCAGATGGCGTGGTGGAGATGGAAGCTGCACGAGGGGATCAAGGACGATGCGCTGATGTACCAGGAGTTTCCTCCTACGGAAGACTACGCATTCGTGATGACTGGTACGAGCTTCTTCTCAAACTCCCGGTGTACTGACGCTGCCAAGAAGTCTCGTGCACTTCATCCGGAATGTTTCCGCTATGCGTTTGGGGCAATGTTCCAAGACACTGATGTCTTGAAGTCCACGGAGAAGTTGGGAACTCTCAAGGTCTGGGAACAACCTATTGACACTGCCTACTACGTCATTGGTGCTGACCCTGCTTATGGATCATCCGATTGGGCAGACCGATTCTCTATCCAAGTGTTCCGCGTATATGCCAACGGGATGGAGCAGGTTGCTGAGTTTGCGACCAGTGAGATGAACACCTATCAGTTTGCGTGGGTGATTGCTCACCTTGCCGGTGCGTACAAGAACTCAACCCTGAACTTGGAAGTCAATGGTCCAGGTCAGGCGGTCATCAACGAGATGCGTAACCTCAAGAGGTTGGCTGCAAGTCAGGGGACTGCCGGTCACGGCATCATGGATGTGCTGGGTTCTATGCAGAACTACATCTGGCGTCGTAATGACACGATGTCCGGGTTATCCAACTCTATTGGGTTCCTGACTACGAGTCAGACCAAAGAGCGGATGTTGACCTACATGAAGGATTACTTTGAGCGTGGGTTGATGGACATCAAGTCTATGGACTTGCTAGACGAGATGAAGGGCATCGTTCGTGAGGGCGGGTTTATTGGTGCGCCGGGGCGCGGCAAAGATGATAGAGTGATCGCCAGTGCGCTGGCCGCTGTTGCTTATGCCGAGCAGGTTCAACCTCGACTAATTGCCATGAGACTGACGAAAGAAGTTTCTCATGCTCAAGAGAACCAAACGCCAGAGCAGATTGCTGCTGGACGTAACGTATCCAACTATCTCAAGAAAATCGGGATGTACGGTGGCTCTACACACTGATCTCACTATCGTATCTGTCCACGGCCATACTGATGGCGCGGCAAGTATTCCAAGCCTTGTAGAGAGCCTGACCCAGTTACCGGGAAGCCGAGGTCTGCTAATCTCTCTTGAAAGACCTCTTTCCTTGCCAGACCATATCGCGTGGAAACAAACAGCATCGCTGGATTACTTCCAGTACTCCATGTTCTGTATGTACTGCCTACACGCCTACATCGAGACGGAATACTGTCTTGTTGTGCAAGACGATGGCTGGTGCCTTAACGGGGCTAACTTCACAGACGAGTACTACGAGTATGACTATGTGGGCGCACCTACTCACATGGGCATTCTGGGCGACCAGGCTATGTTCCGCTTCTCGTGGACTCAGGTGAAAGACCCCATCGTTGTCCAGAACGGTGGCTTCTCGCTGCGTAGCCGCAAGTTCCTCCAGGCCCCTGCCAAACACGGCATCGTTCACAAACTCTATGGTCAGCAGCCGTTCATCAACGAAGATGTCCAGCTCTCAGGCTTGCTCAGACCTCAACTGGAATCTGTCGGTGTGCGGTTCGCACCGCTGCACATTGCCAAGCACTTCTCGATTGAGTACATGGGTCCAGGCCTGCACGATGATATTGACCTAGAGCGTCTGGTCGGTCATCACGCACCCAGCAGAAAATTGGTGGGGCATAAATCCATTGTCATCAAGAACACGGCAGAGGAATGCGATAACATCTTTGGAGAACTCGACTTCCTGATGTTCTTGCAAGACAAGGGATACAAGTTTGAATACCGTCTTTCCTAAAGAGGAACTCAAAGTTCTGGTTGGCAAACTCCTGCGAGACAAAGCCCGTGGGATTTCCATTCAGAAGTTTGCTGACCTCTGCGGGATTTCCAAAGACCTTTTGCAAGACGTTTTCATTTACGAGATCGTACCCATGACCGAGACAACCCAGCGTCGGGTGTCTGCCGCCTACCAGCACTGGGTAGACGGTCGGGTCAAGATCATGAGGAGGAAAGACAAGACCACTTACGTTGACTATCGCAAGGTTGCAGAACCTGCTATCTTCTCGCACATGGGGATTGTGAAGTCCCCGGACGGATTCAAATTATCTATCGGCCCCCGTAATCGTCACGATTACTCTTATCCTACTTTGGACGAATCATGAGCGTACTTCACGATTATCTTTGCGAATCCCACGGTCTGTTTGAATCTTATGAGGCTAAATGCCCTATCAAATTTTGCACAGCAGAACTCAATATGGTTTTCCTAAAACCAGTCGCACTCAAATCAGATAAAACAAAACAGGCTGACCGACAACTCAAAGGTCTTGCCCAGGACTTCCAGATGTCAGATATCAAGTCCACCCGATCTGGCGATACCCAGGCTGGCTACCATCATCACAATGTTCCGGAAGAGCCAAAAGAGAAAGAGGCTCGCCCAGGTGATGCCGCGATCTGGGGTGGCAATTTCCAGAACATCAATATGCAGGCAGCACTTGCAGGACAAGTTGCCAAATCTGTGCGGGGAGAAGCCGTTGGCGTTAACCCCAAAGATGCTGGTAATTTGACGGGACCAAAAGCCGCAAGTTACATTGCAGACCATGAGAACTTGGCAATAGCACCATGAGAATCCCGAGCGATCCGGTAGAACGAGAATTCTTCTACCTAGACCTCATCCACAAGTGCAGCGTCTCCATGCCAGAACGCCGCACCGATTACGGAGGTCTTCGCTCGTGGTATCTGTTTGGGAACGGCCCGGATGAAGCACCGGCCATGTACAACAAGATCTACCCACACATAGATCAGTTGTCATCCTTCCTCTACTCTGCCGAGACCACCCGATTCTCCATAGACTTGGGTGCGGCAGTCCCAGATGAAGAACAGGCCAAACTCCCGGTCCTGACCCGCGCACTCAACGATGAATGGCTAAACAGCAATGCTGACCAAGTATTCTCGACAGCGGTTTCATGGGCGCTCTGCTACAACAGCACCTTTATTAAACTGGTTTATCGAAACGGTATTCATCCGTATCTCGTGGAACCGGCCAGCATCGGTGTA